GAATATGGCACGTCCTGCATGTCACCGGCGTGTACGGCTGCCACGGCGCGACACCTCACGACGGCAGCGGGTTGATGCCGCGCTGGGAGGACCGGGTGTGCAGATGCAACGGCTGGAATATCGCCGATGAGGGGGTGTCCGGTGCCTGACCCGAAGGACGTTCAACAGCAAATTGAAGCCGAGAAGCGGCGACTGCTTGAGGCTGCCGACGCGATCCGCCTCAGGCGCCAAACGATCCTCAGCAAGTACGAACAGGCCGAACTCGTCGCGGTGATGTGGAGCGACGGGATGGCGGCGCGGTTCCCGAACATGAACCACGGAGGGTGCCGGCAAATCAACGGCCAATGTTACGGCTGGCATTGCAACCGCTGCGGTGTCCCCACGAGCTATCAGGGACACAACGACTGCCCTGACCGACCTGAGGGGGTGTCCGGTGCCTGAACCCCGAGCGGCAATGGATCGGAGCAGAGAGCCGTGGACTGATGGCGCTCCGATCTGCAAGGCGCTCTCGTGGGAGATGTTCGACCGCAATGATCCGCTCGACATAGCGCGGGGTATCGCCATCGACATCCGCGAACAGCGGCAGGCAAACGCTATCCCGTTCATACGGATTAAGAACGAGGTATGGCGCTTGTTGCGTGCGGGGGTGTCCGGTGCCTGACCGTAAGAGCTGGCGCGAACTAACTGACGACGAACTCGTCGACCTCACCGGGCAGTGGCACGAGTCACCCGACGACGGGGTTCCGCTCCATGAGTTCCTCGGCATGACTTGGGCGGAATACAAACGGTGGACCGAGGAGCCACGGTGGCGCGGGGTGTCCGGTGCCTGAACCCCGAGCGCGCGAGGACCATTCGCCGTCAGATTGGGGGCCGAACTGGAAGCCCTGTCCGGGCTGCGGCGGAATCGTGAATCACGATCTGCTCTGTGACGGTGTCTGCTACCGGTGTTGGGAGGATCGAGGATGACTACTGAACCTGCGGCCCGCATAGCCGCCATCCTCCGAGAGCACGCGCGGCGCGTCGACTTCAACCACCCCGCGTACGGCTTGTGTCGCTGCGGGTTCGACCCAGATGGCGACTGGCCCGAGCACGCCGCCGACTGGCCCGAGCACGCCGCCGCCAAAGTCGCGGGGGCGCTGGCACCCGACATCGACAAAGTGGCAGAAGCGATTTGGCAGGGATACCACGGCAGCCACAGAGCGCCCTACTGGGAAGACCTACCGGAATCTTCTCGGGCGCGATATCGCCGCATGGCTCGTGCTGCTGTCACTGCAATGGGTTTTGCCACCGAGGAGCAGCCGTGACCGATCAACAGCGCATCGAGCGGGTCATCGAGGGCGTGCTGGCGAAGCACCGGCCGAGCGCGACGCGGTTCTGCATCGGCTGCGACTACACCAATCCCGGCGCGGAGTCCATCACCGTCGACCCCGACCACTTCCCGGCCGTCCTTGCTGCTGAGTTGCTCGCCGCCCGCACCATCACCACCGTGGAGCAACTTGACGCGCTGCCTGAGGGGACGCTTATTCAGCCGGAGCACCGTCCGCTCGTGTACGCGCAGCGCGGCGGCAAGTACCGGTGGCGCAGCCTCATGGACGGCTTTGACCGCGAGTCGCGGGTGCTGCCGCTGCCGATGCTTGTGCTGTGGCATCCCGAGGACCGCCCGTGAGCAGCCGGGAGATCGTCAAGTTCCGATTCACCTGCGAGGGAACCCATGTCAAAGACGGAGTGCGCGTCTACTGCGGCTGCGACATGACCATCGAGGGCACGTCCGGTGAGATCGAGCCTGCCTACAACAGGGCCGGTTGGGGCTACATCGACAAATACGGGCTCCGTCACCTGTGCAACCGCGAACACATCGAGGAGATGCAGGCTTACCCGAGGAGAGAGGCCGGAACATGATCGACGACAGGCTGGTCTTCATACAGCTGATCAAGCAGCTGAAAATCCTGCGACTGTGGATTGTGGAGAACGAAAAGAACCTCTCGCCGCCGACGGCGATCTACCTGACCATGTGGTCGCTCACGTTCCTGGGGTACGCCAGGGTGTACATCCGCAACACCCGGGCCGTTACGATCGTCTGAGGAACAGGCTAGGAGGCCATTCATGGGCAAGTATCAGGTCACCGTCAAGGACGGCAAGGCGATACTCACCAAAGGCGGTCCGGCTCCGGCTCCGGCGAAGCCTGCCGCCAAGGTCGAGAAGGCACCCGAGAAGGCACCGGCGCGCACGCACGAATCCGGCTAGGAACGCGGGTTGATGATCTTCGCGATCAGCTCCGGGGAACATTCCACCGCGGCCGCGAGTTTCGCGTAGGTCCACGACTCCCGCTGTGTGGCCCACAGCTCGCGGACCAGGTCGTCGCGCTGCATCCGATGCTGTTCGGCTATCTGCGACACATCCTGCGCTTTGCGGTGATGCTCGCGGGCCTGCCGAGCGCGTGAGTCCATCTCAGATGCCACCGACAGTTAGGCGATGCCGGGCCGTTTCTCCGACGACCCGGCATCTGACAAATGTTATGAGCATTCGTTTAGGTATTCATTTCCGCGCCAACACATTTAAGGGTGAAGGTTAGGTTGAGTGTTGCAGCATCTTGCCATTGGACTACAGCGCCATGATTTGGAGGCGCTGGGCGGGATTGAACCACCATCTCTGCTACATCCACCCTCACCCGGTCGATTTAACGCGTCTACCTGGTTGCTGAATCTAGAGCGATAACTTGATCTTGATGGATCGACTGCCTCTGCCGGTTGGGCTACCCCGGCCTGTGGTGCCGGGGGCAAGATTCGAACTTGCACTGTCGTCGATTTCCCTCAGTTTCAGTTGTCAATCTGAGATTCGTCAGCCCTTCTTGGTGGCTGACCATCGGGCGCTCAACCCGAAACTTATGAACCCCCTTCGAAGAGGAAACTCAGGAAGTCGGCACCGAGGTACACGTCGACCACGTCGATCGCGTTGGCCTCTTCACGCGCGAACTTGATGGCGGTGCGCAGCCTGTCTAGCCGTGACGATATACCGGCGATCCGGTCGGCCGGCAACGCACCGGAGAACTCGACCTTCTCCCACGTTCCGACGATGACGTCTTCGGTGAACATCTGCACCTGCGCCGGATGTTCCTTGGTGGCCTCGTAGAGCACGTGGTTGCGCGGGATCTTCTTCGTACGCACCGTCTGGACCGCAGCCGACGCATACACACCGCGGGCAGTGTCATATGTCCACGACTGTGTCGGGTCCAGCACCGGAATACGCCCCACGAAGGCGGCGAGCTTCTCCAGCTCCTTTTCGAGGAACATCAGCGTGGTCACCGGCACCCCCAAGGCGATGACGTTGCCGTCGACCGTGATGTCGGCCCTCGCGAAAGTGTTCGACGCATCCTTTGTCGCAGTGACGTCGATCAGCCTGGTCACGGCCTGGATGAGCTGCGTCAGCACGTCCTCGGACTTGATCTGAACCGCCACCTGTTCAGACGGCAGGCGGTCGCCGTCCTCTTCGTCCTTCGGGGTGTATCTGCGGCTCAAACCGGCGAACAACGGCTTCTTCTCAAGCGAGTGGTAGAGATCGGTCTCGACGCGGGTGGTCTGATTCTTGACGCCCTTCTCGATGGCGATAATCTGGCTGAGCTTGGTCATGCCCGAACTGTACAGGAGTACAGCCAGGGCCACAATGGTATTCAACCAGAAAGAGCCGCGAGCGCGTCGATGCGGTCAGGTCTGTAACCGTCCCAGGTGCGGCGGCCACCGCCGAATTCGGCGCAGACGATCGGCGCGGTGCGCAGGCCCAGCTCGGCGGCGACGACAAGGATCGCGTCGTCGATGGGCACTTCGGTGAACGGAATCGCGCGGCGGCTCAGGTGGCGTTTCGTCATGGTGCAGGCCGCGCACGCCGGGCCCGCGGTGTAGACGGTCACGATCATGCCGGTCTCCGGGCTTTGACCGTCCCTTTCAGGGAGCGACGCGCCCGCTCCCGCGCAGTCTTGACGGCCGCCCGTCCATCCTGTGTCATCCATGGCATCCACACCCCTGCATAGAAACCTCCGTCGACGCCCCGGCCGTGCAGCGCAAACTGTGCGCACTGGAACAGCACCGGACACTGATTGACGCAGATGTCCTGCATCACCAACAGCGAACTGAGATCCGGACACCTTTCGGCAGTCCAGGGCAAGTCCGGATGACGACCGCACATGGCCTGATTCATCCACAACCGGTCTTGAACGTAGGCCAGCCTTCGTGCCATTGTGAAATTACTATATGATTGACATTTCTCCAGATCAAGACGGGTAGCCATGCGATCACGGAGACGCGCCTTCCGTCGGCCATGGGAGCCGGTGGAGTTCAACTCCCGGGGTGGGAGCCGAGCCTGGACCCGGTTGCGCGACCAGGTGGTGCGCGAGGAACCGGTGTGCCGCATCCGGTTACCGGGAATCTGCACCATCGCCAGCACCACGGCCAACCACCGGATCTCACGCAAACGGCGACCGGACCTGACGATGGTACGGGCCAACCTGGAGGGGGCCTGCCGCCCGTGCAACATGCGAATTAAGACTATGACCCCGGCCCAGGTCGGTGCACTGCGCTGCCAGCTCGCGCAGCAGAGGCGGCCCGCGCCGGCGCTGGACGTCTTCCGGTGAGTGTCACCGAAGCCGCCGCCTCCGGCAACCACCTCAGGCTGCTCATCGCGATGCGCGAGCGGGTCGCGGAGGCGATCGAAGACGAGAAGTGTCACCCGCGCGACCTTGCCGCGCTCACCCGACGGCTCCAGGAAATCGGCAAGGAGATCGCGGAGATCGAGGAGCGGCAGAAGCGGGAAGGCTGGGCGGATGACAAGAACGGGAAGTCTGGCGACGATAAGCCCTGGAACGCCGACATCTAAAAAGAAGCTCTCCGAAGCCGCGCGCAAACTCAGCATCCCCTCGGGAATCGTCGGCTCCGACTGGCCGCGGATCCGCCGCATCTGCGCCGAGGAACTCGGCGTCACCTTCGACCCCTGGCAGGACGGCGCCGGGGGTCTGCTGCTGGCGCGCGGGGCCAACGGCAAGCTCATCCACACCGTCGGCGGCTTCGGAATGTGCATCTGCCGCCAGACCGGCAAGACGTTCTTCTTCACCGGCTCGCTCTTCGGACTGTGCATCGACCGGCCCGGACTACTGGTCATCTGGAGTTCGCATCACTCGAAAACGCACAACGAGACGTTCGGGTCGATGCAGGGTTTCGCCAAGCGGCTCAGGGTGGCCCCGCACATCGACAAGATCTACACCGGCAGCGGCGACGAAGAGGTGCGATTCCGCAACGGCAGCCGCATCCTGTTCGGCGCCCGCGAGCGCGGGTTCGGCCGAGGCATTCCCGGTGTCGACGTGCTGGTCTCCGACGAGGGGCAGATCCTCTCGGAGCGGGCGATGCAGGACATGCTCGCCACCCTGAACGTGTCCTCGCTAGGTCTGCACATCTACGCCGGGACGCCACCCAAGCCCGAGGACAACTCCGTGGTGTTCACCACGATGCGCGACGAGGCGTGGGCCGGCGATGTCGACGACATCGTGTGGATCGAGTTCGGCGCGGACGACGACGCCGACCTCGACGACCTGGCGCAGTACGCAAAGGCCAACCCGTCATACCCGCACCGCACCCCCCTGGAGTCGATCCTGCGACTGCGCCGACGCCTGGGCGAGGACGGGTTCCGGCGCGAGGGCCTGGGCATCTGGTCCCGGGAGGGCGCGGTGTTCGACGTCGGGCGCTGGTCGACCCTGGCCGAACCCACCGTCGAGCCCCTGCAGACCGCCGCGCTGATGGTCGACGTGTCACCGGACCGGCAATGGTCCTGCGTCGCACTGGCCGGTGACGCCCCCGGCGAGCGCACGCTGGTGGTCGTCCACTCGATCAAAGGCACCGCCGGGGTCATCCCGCTGATAGTCAAGCTGCAGAATGAGCGCGACATCATCGACGTGGCGATCTCCAGCGGGGCTGCCCGTCTACTGGAGCCCGACCTGGTGAAGGCGGGCATCGTGTACGAGAAGATGTCGCACAACGACCTGGCTGCCGCCTACGGCGCACTGCAGACGGCCGTTCAGGAGGGCACCGTCACCCACGTCGACCAGCAGGAACTCAACGTCGCCATCGCCAACGCAAAAACCCGGTTCCTCTACAGCGGGGAAACCGAGGCGTTCGACCGGCGCGGGCAGTTCATCGACATCTCCCCGGCGATCGCCGCCGCGGGCGCACACTACCGGTTCGGCCTGCTGGCAGCGCCCATGCCCTTGATCATGTGAGATTATGAACCCATGGCGCTATCCGATGCGGCGATGGTGGTGGCGGCCAACGCGCTGCGCACAGCCATCACCCATGTTCAGCTGCATTCCGCCGGTCCCGGT